TCTCGATACCAAGAGGATGAGCACCGTGCGTTCTACGTTGGCGTAACCAGAGCCCGACACACGCTCTACATATTACAAACCGATAACAAATACAGGTACTCGCTATGAATAAAAGGTTGGTAACTTATCCGTTCAAAAGGGAGACTCAGATGAAAATAACTAGAAAAATGGAGATCGATGCCGAGGCGGCAATCTTCTCTAATAAACACCCCAAGGTTACCGAACTGTTTGTTCGGTTCACTACAGATATTATTAACCGAGGGTTCAAGCACTACTCAGTCAGTGCTATTTTTGAGCGCATCCGCTGGGAGACAGACCAAGCAGATGTAGATGGCAAGTCTACGTTTAAGCTAAACAACAACTACCGTGCTTGGTATGCTCGTAGTTTTATGGAGCATAACCCAGAACATGCAGGGTTTTTTAGAACCAGATACCGTGTGAGTGCGGGTCAAGACGCATTAGGTTTTCCAGAACTTACTCCCGAGGATTTTGAATATGAAGCGTGATAAGGTTTTAGACACAGCAAAAGAACTGATCAATGGACAGAGGGCCAAGGACTACGGGGATGCGTTCGAGAACTTCTCCCGCATAGCCACGGGCTGGAACGCTATTATCAAAGAGGCTATGGTAACCCACGGTCATGTGACCGAGCGGCACGTTGCGCTGATGATGGATTGGTTGAAGACAGCAAGGCTCCTTAACGACCTCGACAAAGAAGACTCATGGGTGGACAAGTGCGGATACAGTGCCTTGGGTTCAGAGTTTACTGACCAAGAGAAAGAGATACAGAGTCGGTTGGATAACTATTTGAAGAAAGATACCTGATGCCAGAGAACTTATTTGGAAGCGACCTGCACCACCAGTTCAAGGGCGAGATGGATTTGATCGACTCTGACTGGAACATCCCCGAGTACCCAGACCTGACAGGTTACAAAGAAGTGGCCGTTGATCTGGAAACCAAGGACCCGAACATCAAGACGCTAGGCCCAGGTTGGGCTAGGAAAGACGGGCACATCATCGGGATTGCTGTCGCAGCGGGTGAGTACAAGGGCTACTTCCCTATCCGCCACGAGAATGGACACAACCTGGATCCAAGGATCACGTTGAAGTGGCTGAAGAAGCAGATGGCTGTCCCTGAGATGGACGTAATCATGCACAACGCAACCTACGATGCGGGTTGGATGCGGGCCGAGGGCGTAGAGATCAAGGGTCGGATGATCGACACCATGATTACAGGCGCTCTGGTGGATGAGAACCGCTGGTCCTTTGGCCTTGATGCGATGGCCCGAGACTATGCTGGGATACGCAAAGACGAGAAGATGTTGAAGGCAGCGGCAGCGGCGTGGGGCATCGATCCCAAGGCAGATATGTGGCAGTTGCCCCCGATGTATGTTGGGGCCTATGCAGAGCGCGATGCTGTAGCCACATTGAAACTCTGGCAGGCCCTGAAAATCCAGTTGGATGAGCAGAAGCTGTGGGACATCTGGAACACTGAAACCAAACTAATCCCTTGCTTGTTGGACATGCGAAGCAACGGGGTGCGCGTTGATCTGGACAAGGCTGATCGGAATAAGAAGCTGATCCGCAAGAAGTCGAAAGAGATGCGTCTGCAGATCGAGAAAGAAGCGGGCCTTGAGGTAGATATCTGGGCCTCTGCGTCCATCGCTAAGATGTTTGACAAGCTTGGCCTTGAGTACCCAAGGACCGAGAGGGGTGCGCCATCGTTTAACAAAGCGTATCTGAACAACCATCCGTCCGAGATATGCCAGAAGCTGGTCAAGCTGCGCGAGTTTGACAAGGCTGACAGCACGTTCATCGACAGCATCCTGCGGCACGAGACTAACGGGCGCATCCACACGGAGCTCCACTCCACTCGCAGGGATGAGGGGGGAACGGTCACGGGTAGATTCTCCTCTTCGAACCCCAACCTCCAGCAGATTCCGGCACGGGACAAGGACATCAAGAAGCTAATCCGTGGGCTGTTCATCCCAGAAGAAGGGTACAAGTGGGGATCGTTCGATTATTCTAGCCAAGAACCAAGATTGCTCGTACACTTCGCCGCCAGCGTTGGGGAAATCCAAGGCCAAGACATGCTTGCGGACATTGTCCACCAGTACAACACCGCAGATGTAGACCTCCACCAGATTGTTGCTGACCTAGCTGGGATCAAGCGCAAGGAAGCAAAGGCCGTGAACCTCGGTATTATGTACGGCATGGGCGTGGCAAAGCTAGCGGATCAACTGGGTGTTGATCCAGATGAGGCGAAGAAATTACTACGACAGCACCGTGAGATGGTGCCGTTTGTTAAAGCCCTAGCCGAGATGGCCTCTCGTAGGGCCGCGCATTCAGGGCAAATCCGGACGGTGTTGGGTCGGCTGTGCCGCTTCCACCTCTGGGAGCCCACGACTTTCGGGGCAGGCAAGCCCCTGCCACACGAGGATGCGTTGAAAGAGTATGCGGGAGTTAACGGCATGGGTATTCGCCGCGCCTTCACATACAAAGCACTCAACCGTTTGATCCAAGGATCGGCGGCGGACCAAACCAAGAGGGCCATGCTTGATTGTTACAGCGAGGGATATACTCCTATGCTAACGGTACACGACGAGCTATGCTTTAACATAGATAACCCAGAGCAGACGGCCAAGATCAAAGAGATCATGGAGAACGGAGTCCCGCTAAAGGTTCCATCTAAAATCGATGTTGATATTCAAGATGATTGGGGAGAAATAGAATGATGCAGTTAGAAAACATTAAAGCTTTGGGCTTTAAAGAAATGCACCAAATGCAGATAGATTCTCTGTTAGATTTTGTTGCGACCACAATTAATATTGCCGCCAGTATTGGCGATGAAGAAATCCTTGAGGAAATAGAAGCCCAGTCCGACGAACTTATCAAGATGTTCGGGGGCAATGGGCTTCTTGTTACCTTAGAATCAGGTTCTCTGTAAGAAAGCGTTAGCCGCACGTTCCTCTGGAGTCCCGCCTAACAAGGCGGGGTTCACGGGCCCAGTCGCACTAGCCTGGGTTATCGTAGGGGCTGGCTGTGGTAAGTTGCCTTGCTGTTGTGGGGGCAGAATTTCATAACGAGGTTGAGCGGGTGCAGTAGCGGGGGGCAAAACCTCATAACGAGGTTGAGCGGCTGGCTCCGTTGGAGATCGAGTGTCAACAGCATTTGGATCTAATGGCATTCCCCGCATGTTCCGCTGCACATTATTAATTTCCTCTATAGGAAGTTGATCGAGCCTTCCAACACGTTGCAGTTTCTTCGCGGCATCCGAAGTAAGCTTAAAGGGCTCGAACTCTCCGCGCATAATTCCTTTGATGCCGCCGATGTTATTCTCTTTTAGAGTCGTGCGGATGGCCCTGTCATCAAGACCCATGGTCCGAAGGTCTTGGATCATGCGGTAGTAGGCTCTGTCGTTGCGAAACTTGGCTGCGTTTGCGTCCTCAAAACCTTTGAGTAACTGAGGTCCTGTTACGTTGAAGTCATCAGTCAGACTGTTAAACATCCTTTTTGCATCTGTTTGTCCTTGTGAGAATCCGTATGCTGCAAACCTAAGTCCCTGCTTTGGATCAAACTCTTGCTCTGATACGCCTGTGCTAAGACGAAGCAGTTCTTTCTTCCAAGTTCTCTGTCGTCCCATCTTATCTTGAGAGGCTATGGCATCAATACCAAGACCGTCACCTAGAAATCCTCTTACCGCACGACTGGCCTCAATCTTCCCCCCAGATATATCTGCGACAGCCAGAACGTTTGGAATCATTGTGTTGGCAACGTGCCCAGCTATCTTGAATCCTTTAGTGGCCCCGTTGTCCTCTGGATTATAGACTTTAGCCCCAGTTGATGTTCGTCCGCCACGGTATGTGATATCCAGAATAGCGTCTGTCAGCATGGCTTCGTCCAAGAACGGAGCAAACGCTTCGCCCAAGGTGCCAATGGCTACGTCTAAAAATACTTGGTCAAAATCTTTTCCCTCTATTATTGCCGCGTCGGCTTCGGACAAAGCCCTGTTAGCAAATCGAGAAAGCACATCGTATGGGTTAGATATGCTATAGTTAATGTACTTTATTTTTCCGTCTTCTGTTCTACCCGTTGGAATCAAAGTGGCACCCTTCATCCATGAAGCTCCGAAAGAACGCTTGAATGCTTCCATTTCCTCACGAGCTACACCTGAAGTAGCATACGCCACTTCCAACACACCAGCGGGGACAATGGCTGTTGTCATTGCAAACCCCAACAAACGCTGTCGGCCTCGCGCTTGGACTGCCTTAATCGGAGAGGCTATATCGTCCAGACCCTGCCTCACAATGTTGAAGCTTGTACGATACATCTCAGCGGGGAAGGTAATGAAGTTTCCAAACGGAAGTTTTCGGCCCAGCTTAATGAACTCAGACGCACCCTTGTTGTAGTTAGGCACGGTGTCCCGCACAATTTGTGCAGCACGAGCCTTGATTAAATCATCGATATCGGGTGTCCCAGCTCTTAACTTTTGACTCGCTTCAATCGAAACATCATTCATGTTCTTGGTCAGATACTTAATTTGATCAGCCTCTGACGCACCTTCAAGCATGCCCCGTATCTTGGCCTGTTCAGCTTGGTAGCTGTAGTATTTCCAGATGTCATCCGATGCTTGGTACGCGGATTCAAATCCTTTAGCTACGTTTCCGACGCCTTTAGCTAACTTGTTGGTTACAGGTTTTCCTCTGATTGCATCAATAAAATTCTTAGGCTGTGCTTCGCCCGCAGTAGAGGTCCCAAGACCCTTGCCTAACTGGTCTTGAATCTCTCTGAGCTCTGCGTTTGTACCTAAAACACCACGTCTTTGAGCATCTGCCAAGTCTGCAAAAACGCTCTCTTTTCCTTTGTTGAACACGTTCGCTCCCACCGCTGTCAATGCATCATACATGTTGCTACCTCGGCCAAAGCTGGGCCAGTTTCCGTTTGCTGTCGCAAAGGTAACTGCCGTTAAAAAGTTTCGGACTTGAGTGATGGGAGACAGAACTGTCTTGCTGTATTGAGAAATGCCTTTTCCTTTAAGGGCCATAGCCAACCCACCACGGAGTAGGGTAACACCCAAGTTTGCTTCTCCAGCTATTTGAGTAGTCAAATCCTTGTAGATATTCTTTGGGACATAGAAACCATCTAAGCTTCCCCAACCAGCGCGTCCGATAGCTTGTTCAACAGCTTCCGAACTCTTTTTAATAGCTCCAATGCCGCTGCCAACTCCGTCCTCTCCGCCAAGCTTGACGAAGCCTCTCCTCGTTAGGGATTTTATTTGCGACGGGGACAAGTCTTTTCCGTCCCGAAAGAACTTGCCTATGCCCTTGGACTCTTTAGACATTTTGGCGATAGTAGAAAAGTAATCGTCAACCGCAGAAAACTGAGCAAGGTCAGACACAGTTCCAAGAATCGCGGCTCGAGGATCATCGATCTCACCTAGTAAACGTCGAATTTCTGGAGCAAGATCCTCTCGGGAAAAGAACATGCTTGTGTCCAATTTGTCCTTGGCTACATACCCACCTTTAAGTTTATCAACATTCTTAATGCTGTACCTGTTTAGGAAACCTTCTCGAGCTCTTGCGGCAAGAGCTGGAGTAACTTTATTTCCAAGTATAATCTCTTGCGTATCTCCATTTCCCTTTCGGGTAAGACCATTTGCGTCCATAAATTTTTGATCAAACACATTGTCAACATCGGCTCTCGCCATTGCTGTTAATTCTTTTTGAACTAAAGACGGACTCTTTAAAAAAAAGTCGTCGGCAATTTTTATTGTTTCGGCATCAGGGGTGTAGTTCGCATCTTCAAATATTTTGTAGCTGCGCTTAACGTAGCTGCCTAAGCCCTCCGAAATAATTGTTTTAATATTCCTGCCGTCTTTCGTTACAAAGTTATTCTTAGTTAAGAACTCGCCTTTCAAAACGTCATCGCTCAACGTGTCAACATGAGCCCGCATTATTAGTGTGTCGGTCCTTACTTCTTTTGGCAGAGATGATAGAAGTTTCTTTTTTAGATCAGGGTCGGCCTCTCGCATGTACGACAAGACTTTGTTCATTACTCCGGCTGTACTAATAGACCCTCCTTCTGGAAGGTCCTTTACAATATCATCAACAGAAGTTTCTATTTTTCTCAATGTGCGTTCTGCAAAATCCAACTGAGGTTTTATCTGCCCGTCAAGCATCAGTCGTTTATCTGCAACCTGTTCCGGCATAGACCCTCTATATCTACCAAAAGATATTGCGTCTGCGATCCGTGAATGAAACTTAGTAAGTTCTTCCCCCGGAGTATTTAAGGCTCGTTTTTCTACAAGGTTGTCGGCCCAACTGCCGACCTGATCAATCTTTTTCCTTACTGCTTCAGAGCCAACCTTAGTTAATTTGGCATCACCAATAGTTTTTCCTGCCGCACTCAGTCCTGCTTGAGCTACCCCGCCGATAACAAAAGCTTCCCCTAAGAGTTTTAGACGGTTTGTTACCCGAGCTAAATTCTTTTCCGCGCCCTCAAGTCCGATCAAGTCTGTGGTCTGCGTAGGTCCTGCCTCTACCCAATCACCGATGGTGGTTGTGTTGTCCCCAGACACGGCCATTTCTATGCCAGCGACTGCTCCCAGTTCTTTCAGAGCAAGATTTGCCCGTTCAGTTTTGGTAAGCTTCCCTGTTTTCCCAGCAAGTTGACGAGCTTTCATAAATCCTTTACCGACCTTCCCAGCGATGCCTACCCCAGGTACGACAAACTGAGTAATAACTTCAGCGCCTTTACCCACGATTCCTTCAGGGTCAAAACCCAAGTAATCCCGAAGTTCTTCAGCCTTCTCCGTAACGGTGTCTGCATAGTCTGTACCCGCAACAATGTCCGAGAGAAGCCCTGCACCGCCCAAGACTCCTTCACCAATGCCGATCAACCCCGAACCTACGCCCTCGATTAACTCACGGGGGATAGATCCCTCCATGAATTGCTCTCGGTTGCGCCCAGTTTCTTCGGGAGGAAGTATCTCGTACCGTTGCTCTGGTGTTGTGGATGCGGGAGGAAGTATCTCGTACCGTTGTTCAGCCATAGTTTATTCCTCTTTAGGAGTACCGTCAGGCCCTACAACCATAATTTTTCCAGTTTTTCTATCTTTGTAACGATCACCTGGTTCTGTAGGCACTTGATCTGTGGTGGAAGTGGTGGAAGTAGTGGAGTTTGACGGAGGCGCACCCATCTGAATGTTCGCTGCATCTATCTCCGCTTGACTATACGTCCGCCTAACAATACTTTCCGCAGATTCAGCTGCAAACTGTTCTTTGGTTTTGCCTTTGGGCACGTCGATTTGGTCCAAACTCAAAATCTTGTTGTAGGCATCTTGGTACGCATTCTTTGCGCTACGACTTTTGGCAGACGAAGATCCTCCGGATACTCCAGTAGCCCTCGCAGTAGCCGTCTTCTTGTATTCGCCAAGGCCCAACAGCACGGCTTGAGCAAACTCATCTGGTCCTTTACCAATGGTAGACCCGATGGCCACGTCTGCAATTCGCCTGTTGATTTCGTCGATGTCGTTGACATTTTCCATACCAAACACAGTACGGGCGAAGTCTTGCTTAGACTCGTCGTTTAACGGAAGTCCTGATTGATCCAACACCGTGTTTACAATGTTGTCTGTGTTCTTAGTAGCAACGGCTGCGTCAAGGGAGTCTTTCTTTTCAAGAGCTGCGGCCTCTGCCGCTTCTTTAGAAGAGAACTTCTCACCCAACGCATTTGTAAATTCTTCACCGCTGCGACCTAAAAAATCGTTGAACAAGCCAGTGAACAAAGCGGCTGACCCCAACGCTATAGATGTTGGAGTAATGAGACGGGCAGACTCCGTTATATCAACGGGGCCACCGTCATCAAACCCCGGACCTTGGATCAAGCCCCCCGCTGCAAACTGCCCCTGACGCTGTGTGTTCTGCAAGAGATTCTGCATTTGCAGATCAGGACCAATCCCGTAAAATCCGTCACTTATGCCAGAGGGCAGGATTGCGGTGGAATTATTGCCACCGGGTTGAGGCCTCTGGGTTACCCCCAAGGGTTGCCCAATCTTGAAATCCATAGGATTTCCCCCAATGTTAGGCCCTCCAAGGGGATATGGGTTGAACATGTTGTTATTATTTCTAAACGTTTGTTGTTCTTTTTGAGAAACTTCCTGCAAGAACTGGTTGCGTTTCTGTGGAAAATCTGGCTTGCCGTACTCCTGTTCTAAAT